TTCCCCCCTACGGATGGGTCCACGTCTCCTATGTCGGCGTGCCCCCGCGGCGGGAGGCTCTCATTGCCAACCGCGTCAAGGGCTACGTCAACTACATCCCCATCAACCAGCGCCTCGCCGTATGACCCGGCCCGTCAACATCGGCGCCGCCGCATCTGCCGTCGGCTGCTGCGCCGAAACGCTGCGCAACTACGTGCGGCGTGGCCGGCTCCCCGATCGGCGCGACTCCACCAATCGGCGTATCTTCACTACGGCCGATCTGCGCCGCGCCCGCTCCCTGTGGGAAAACGCCCGTGGCTGAAACCGCCGACTTTGCCGACATCGCCGAGCTCGCCCAGCGCCTGGAGAAAGAGCCCAAGCTGGCCGAAATGCTGGCCGAAGCCAACCCGAAAGGCTTCGAGCAGGTCCTTAAGGTCGCCCAGTTTCCCCTCGTGCGATGGCAACCGTTCGGATTCACCATCGACGAAAACCCCTGCCAGATCGGCTTCTGCCAGTCGAAATACCGACAGCGGTGGGCTACCGCCGGCAACCGCGGCGGTAAGACCGAAATGGCCCTCATGGAAGACGCCGCCGACTGCCTCGGCGTCGATGTCATCTCCAAGCGGAAGAGCGGCCGGTTCAAGCCGCCCGTCGATATCTGGGTCGTCTCCGATACCGAACCCACCTCTATCGAGATCGTCCAGCGCACCTTCGCCGAGCAGGTGCTGGGGCCCAGTAAGCTGTCCTACGGCTGGGAACTGGTCACCGACGATACCCACTACTCCCCCAAGGGCGGCTTCCGAAACAACTACGTCGGCTTCACCAATGGGTCGAGGATCGACTTCAAGTACTCCTCCGCCGGCCGCGAGTCCTTCCAGGGCACCAAGGTCCACAAGGTCCACTTCGACGAGGTCCCGCCCAAGGACGTCTACTCCGAAGCCTACGCCCGCACCATCGACCGGGAAGGCCAGATCATCGGCACCTGCACGCCCATCTTCAGCCGCACCCACGGCATCCCCTGGATCTTCCAGGAACTGTACGTGCCGCGCGAGAAGAAGCATATCGACTTCCACAGCTGGTCCCTGTTCCACAACCCCCACCTGACCGATTCCGCCAAGCAGGCCCTCACCGAGCAGTGGGACGCCGACGAGATGGACGCGCGCGCCTACGGGATGTTCACCCCCATGGGCATGAAGTTGGCCTTCGATCGAGACTTGGTCAGGGCCCTGCGAGCCAACTCCAAGGGGCCGCAGATGATCGGTTGGCCGCAGCGCGGACCCGACGGCAAGGTGAAGTTCATCGCCGCGCAGGAGGCCGCGTGATCGACGGGGTCCAGCGATTCTACGCCTACAACCCGGAGAAGCACTACGTGTGGTTCGGGGACCCGGCCGAGGGGCTGGAGCACGGCGACGACTCCGCCCTCTGCTGGCTGTGCTGCGAAGACGGCCTGCAGGTGGCCGAGTACGTCGGCAAGCTGGCCGGCGTTGAACTGGGCGAGTTGGCCTACGACATGGGCGAGTACTACGGCTGGGCCTACGGCTGCTTCGAGAACAACAAGGACCAGACGTCCAACAATAAACTGGTCGAACTGCGCTACCCGAACCTGCACTTCCAGCAAAACCTAGGCCGCGAGGCCGGGCCCGTGGACACCAAAACCCCAGGCTGGAACACCAACACCCTGACCCGCAACTGGATGGTCAACCATGGCCTGGCCTGGACGAAAGACGGGTCCATCCGGCCGTTTTCGCGCGTTCTGTTCGACCAGATGGAGATTTTCAGCCAGAACGCCAGGGGTAAGTACGAGGCCATTCCCGGCGGCCACGACGACGCCGTATTCGCCTACCTGGGGGCCTGCCAGATGTGGAGGGTGTGGTTTGACCGGCGGAAGAACGACGGCCTGGCGCCCATGGTCGGCGGCAAGATCGTCGAGGAGTCCGTCCTGGGCCTGGATCTGATAACTGAGGCAGAGCCCCAGACCCGAGAGGCGAGGCTGGGGGACAAGGCGCTCAAACGCCTGGAGCAAGAGCAACGCGACGTGGAGATGGAGGCTATGGTATGGTGAGCGTATGGTTCGTCGGAGGGCTGTTCCTGTTCGTGGCCGTGTGGGCTTCCTGGATGCTGGCCGTGGAGCGTCGTGCACATAACCGCACCCTCGACCGCCTCATGGCGATCACCGGCACCCTGGGGGCGTACGCCGCACAGAGGGAAGAGGACCGGCTGGGGTGGATGGACCCGGAGACGGGCGAAATCAAGCCCCTGGTGCGCAGCGCCCATTCCGGGGTCGAGGACGTCGAGGGCTCCATGCCAGGATCGGTGCGGTAGTGGCCCGCTACGACGCCAACACGCCCAAGCGGGAGGGGTTCGATGCGATCGGCGTGGACGAACAGGGGGGCGAGCATGTGCTCCCCCTGCTGGTGGCCGGCAACGGGGTCGACCAGAAGAACCCACCGCCAGGCACCCCCGGCTGGAGGGAGATCGTCCAGGCCGGCGCCAACTCCGCCGCCTCCGCCGACCCGCCCAACGAGCAGGAGTTGGCCATCTGGCGCCGGGTAGCAGAGGAGGAGATGCCCCTGGACTTCGTGTCCCGGAACGACGCCACCCTGCTCCTGCGGGTGCCGAAATGGTGGCCCCTGGATCGGAACAGTATGACAGCCGAGGCTGTAGATATAGCAGCCCTTGACCTGGCCGGTGACAGAGAGGGCCCGTTTCCGGCCCCCGAAATCCAGCCGGATGTCACCAGTTCCGAGCCCGATCTGGAGGAATTGCTCCTGGGGGCCCTGGAGGCGGCCCCCTTCGCGGTCACCGTGAGCCAGTACGTCGCGGAGCCCATCCACCAGGGAGATCAGCATATCTACCCATGGGAGGCGTGGGCCGATGTGGTCAGCAACCTCTTTGAGGTCCTGGAGGCCCGCTTACTGCCCGAGCGCGACGGCGTGGTTGTAGGCCACATAGAAGAGGAAGACCTCGTATCCCAGGCCCTGGCCCTGCTGGCGAAGGCGCAGGGGAAGTAGGGGCTGCCGAAGGGGGCGCGCATCAAAGGCAGCCGGCGAGGGGACGACGTTCCCCTTACCCACGCGCCCACCTCCGTGGTGGACCCCCGGTACCGATGGCGGTCGGTGCCGGGGGTATTTCTTTGCCCCCCTTGACCTTGCGGCGAGGCCCTTATATCTTTCCGGCAGTGTCTCAAATATGAGACGGGGGGAAGATGGCGACGCAGAATATGACCATGGGCCAGCAGGCCGCGCCGGTTACGGACCTCGCAGTTCCGAAAACCGCCGAGGAGACCGTCGCGTTCGTCGAGAGTGCCTACTCCTATTTGAAGGGCTTCAAGCCCACCTTGGAGCGCCACTGGCGGGAGGCGATCCTCTTCGTCACCGCAGAGCAGTGGATACGGTTCGACTCCCGGTCGGGCCGCTTCACTCGAAACAGCCTCGAATCCTGGATTCCCACCCCCACCACCGACTACCTCAGCAAGCCCTACGACCGCATCGTCGATATCCTGACGTCCCCGGACTTCTCGCCCATTGCGCGACCGGCGACCCAGGACCAGGCCGACATCGACGCCGCTCAGGCCGCCCAGCGCATCCTCCGCTACCTGCGCCGCCAGCTGAAGACCGAGTCAATGCAGTTGGACGCCGCCGCCTGGCTCGTGACCACCGGGAACGCCGTGCTGTACGCCAACTGGGACGCCATGGCCGGCGTCACCCAGCGACGCCTCAAAGAGCGCATGGTCAGCGAGGCCCTGACTCAGCCGGCCGCTTTCTGCCCCGCCTGTGGCGAGGAGTTCCCGCCCCAGGCCGCCGGGCAGATGTGCCCCGCCTGCGGCAAGGGCGCTCTCCGCGAAGAGGACCGCCCCCAGAAGGGCCCCGACGGCGAGCCCCTATACGACGTCCGTGTCGAGAAGGTGCGGGACGCCGAAGGCCGACCGAAGTATCGGGAGTTCAAGACTGGCGAGGTGTGTGAGGCGGCCGTCAACCTGTTTAACTGGTACCCGCAACCGCGAGACGACTTCTCCCGTGTCATGTACGTGGACGAGGTGGTCCCCTTCGACCTGGACGAGCTGGTCAGCGAGTTCGGCAGCGACGCCCGCGAGGTCACCGCCGAGGACCTGGAGATCGACCAGTTCACCGGATTCGTGTCCACCAACCGAAGCCATTACTTCTCGCAGGCCCAGGAACGAACGCTGTCCATGGCGCGGGTCCACTATTTCCGCCATGTGCCCTCCGACAAGTTCCCGAACGGCAAGTACATCGTCCTGGCCAACGGCAAGCTGCTCTACGACGGCGATCTGGAGAAGCACCTGGACGGCAAGCTGCCCTACGAGCACATCCCCTACCGCAAGATCCCCGGAGAGATGTGGGGTCTGGGTCCGATGGTATCGGCGATACCGGTCCAGAAGCGAATCAACGCCATCGACTCCAACATCATCCTCAACCGCAAGACCATGCTTAACCCGCAATGGACGGTCCCCCAGGGCTCCGGGGTCACCTTCATTGACGGGCGTCCGGGCCTGCTCATCCGCTACAACCCCCACAACACCGGAGGGGCATCGCCACAGAAGATTCCCGGCGTGGGCCTGCCAGGCGACATCTACAAGGAGCGGCAGCAGGGACAGCAGGATCTGGAGGAGATTTTCGGCACGGCCGAAGTCCTGACCGGGCAGGCACCTGCCGGCGTCGAGGCCGGCGTGGCCCTGAATCTGCTTCAGGAGCAAGCCTACCGACGGTTCGGGCCGCTGATGAAGCGGTGGCAACTCGCCCTGGGGCAGCAGGAACAGCGCAAGCTCCTCGTCGTCCGCAAGAAGTGGAGGGACTATCGCCTCGTGCGCGTCCTGGGAGACAATCAGGAGATGGAGGCGTACCACTACCGTGGCGCCGACATCGGCAATACCGTTGACGTGATCGTCGAAGTGGAGCGCGGCATCCTGCACTCCGAATCCGCCCGGCAGCAGAAGGCCATCATGGCCGCCGACAGGGGCTGGCTGGGGGACCCGAGGCAGCCCCAGGTGCGCGCCAAACTCCTGGAGGTGCTTGGCGTCGAGGGCTTCGAGACCGAGTACCGGCTCGACGCCAAGAAGGCCCTGCGCATCCTCAACAAGATGAAGGAGGGGCAGCAGGTACCGTCTCCGCTACCCTTCGACGTGCATCCGATCCATTTCCAGATATTCGCCGATTTCACTAAAACGTCAGAGTTCGACGCTCTGCCGCAGCCCGTGCAGATGGCCATTATCCAACGTGCGATGTCCCATCAGCAGGCGATGCAGCAGCAGGCGCAGCAGGCAATGCAGGCGGCTGAGGCCGCCAAGGGATCTACCGAATCCGTCAGTAAACAGGTCGCCGAGTCCGGCGCTTTTGGGAATCAGCCGGAAGCCCAGACCCAGGCAGTGACAGCGCGGTAGCGCGGAGGGATACCCCATGACTCAAGGAGCAGCCGGATTCATGCTTGGTGACTCATCTCAGCCGAGAGTTGTAGTTGAGCCCGAGCCGGATCTGGACGAAGACGATCTGCGCGTCCTGTTGAGCGACGACGCGCCCCCAGCCGCCAGGGAGGAAGAGGCGGAAGACGCCGACGCCGAAGACGAGGATTCCGAGGAGGAAGCCCCGTCCGCAAACGCGGAGCTGGCGCAACTGAAGCAGGATCTGGCGCGCACTCAAGGTGCGCTTGTGGCGCTGACGCGCGGCGGGCAGCAGGGAGCCGCCGGACCGCAGGACCCCATCGAGGCTTACACTAAGAAGTTCTTCGACGGTCAGTATGCGGATGTGCCGGAGGAGACGAGGACCTTTTTCAAGGACTACGGGAAAGGGCTCGTCGAGATGGTAGCCGGCGCCGTCGGACAGCGCCTCCAGGGGATCGAGCGCACGCTGCAGGAGTCATCCGGCAAGCAGGTGCTCAACGACTTCGAGGCCCAACTCGGAACCGTCATGAAGCGCGCCGGTCTCGCCGAGGCCGAGCAGGAGATTTTCAAGGAATCGGTGATGATGGACGGACTGCGCCGGTACGGGAACAACTTCACGACCGACCAGGCCATCCGTCTCTTCCGGTCGAAGCACAAGAAGTACCTCGACGCCCGGCAGGATCGGCAGGCGAAGGACGAAAGCGAGTTGGACGTGGAACAGACAACGGCACCCCCCGCCACACGCCGTGGCGGCAACCTTGCTGCCCGCGAAGACATCGTCGGCAAGCTGATGAAGTCAGGCTCCCCGGAGAACAGTTTCGGAGGGCGCAACTGGCGTCAGCACATCGCCGCGCGGTTCAAGCAGGTGGGCCAAGGCGGGGCGTAACTTCAGAAAGTAGAACATGCCCGGCGCAAACCTTACCACCCTTGACGCTGTGCTGAAGGAGGACTACGGCCGGAAGCTCCGCAGCGTCATCAATACCAAGCGCATCCTCATGGCGAGGCTGCAGCGAACGTCGGAGAAATCCGACTTCACTGGTCGCCGCGCTGTGCTCCCGATCAACATGCGACCCACCCAGTCGGTGGGTGCGCGTGCCGACGGTGGAACCACGCCGTCACCGCAAAACCAGACCTACGTCGATATGCTGGTTCCCATGGTGTACAACTATGGGACCGCGAAGTTCACGCTGCCGACCATCAAGGCGACGGCGTCGAGCGACGGAGCGTTCGCCAAGGTCATGGACGCGGAGATGCGGGGCCTGGAGCGCGATGCCCGCAACGACATCAACCGTCAGTTGTGGGGCGACGGTTTCGGATCTATCGGCCGAGCGAACGGCGCAGGCGCAGGCACCACCGCGCTAGTGATAGATGCCGGTCACTTCGTCAAGATCAACATGATCATCGACATCTACACGGCCAAGTCGGCCGGGACGCAGGAAGTCGATTCGATCAAGGTGTCGGCGGTCAGCGGCACCACGGCTACCCTGGCTTCCACGCAGACGTGGTCGGACAACTCCTGGATCTTCCGCGAGGACTCTCGGGGCAACGAGATCATGGGGATGCAGGGGATCGTTGACGTGTCAACCTACGTCACGACCCTGCACGGCATCTCCAGGACCACGTACCCGGAGTTCGGTGCGCAGATCCTCGACTACCCCCTCGGCACCGGCGGCACCAACCGCCCCGTGACCCTCGATCTGCTCCAGCAGGGCTACCTGCAGGCGGAGAAGAACGGCGAGGGCGAGATCAGCCTGGGGGTGACCACCTTCAACCTGTGGCGCAAGATCGGCAATCTGATGGCGCCGGATCGACGGTACACGCCGTCGATGTCGTTGGCCGGGGGCTTCACCGCCCTGGACTTCAACGGCAAGCCCATCGTCGCCGACCGGGACGCTCCGGCCAACAACCTCTGGTGGTTGGACGAGAGCACCTTCACGCGCTACGAGCTTGCGGACTGGGACTTCGACGACACCGACGGCAACGTGCTCCACAAGGTGTCGGGCGAGGCCGCCTACGAGGCGCTGCTGTATTACTACGCCGAGATGGCCTGCACGGACCCGGCGAACAGCGTCAACATCCGCGACTTGTCCGAGACCTGATAGGAGATACCCAATGCCCATCAGATACCAGGACACTGACACCGCGGACGCCCTCCGCTCCCGGGCCTTTCAGCTGAAGGATCTGGGCACCATCGCCATTGCGGCCGCCACGGATGTTTGTTTGATCCAGGGGCTCAACGGCGAGGGGGGCACGATCGTTGGTATCCACGCGCGCTGCCTCACTACGCCCACCGGCACGACGAGCGCGACGCGCTACGACATCAACATCAACGGCACCAGCATCTTCTCGACCACTACGTCGGGGGTCTACTTCACCATGACCGCCGCCGGCGCGGCAGCGACCACGGTGCCGTACGTGACTACCGGCGGGGCCTTCTCGGGCACCCGTGCGGGCAAGGTCTTCAACCGAGACATCATCACTCTGGACTGCGACGCGAAGGCGAACGGGGCGGCCGGTGCGAACTGCGCCGTCACCATCGTCGTGCGCGTCGACGAGCCCAACGACTGAGCCAGGG